GCAGAGTTGTCGTTGTACAACACATTGTGAACACCCTGAACAAAGAGGGAGTCAAGTTCGCACACCTTTTGACCACCAATCCACAATTGGAAAGTGGTTGGCTGAGACGCAGATGTATCAAACATGGCGTTGTTACCACCTGGCAAAGCAATACCCTCGGCTTCAATCCAGATGTAGCTCAAGAGGTCACCCTTGGAACGAAGTGGAACAGTAATTTCATTTGAAGCTCCGAAAGTACCAATGTAGTCAACGCGTTCTGGACGCATCGCAAAGTTGGTGTGTCGCTTGTAATTCTGACGGAAAAAACTGACCTGTGGTTGACCAGTGATGTACACATCCTGGGCACCTTTAGATACAAGGTCAATCAAAGCGGCTGACATTTTTACTAATAAAGTATATTAAAATTTTCGGACGATGTTTACACAACAGTAAAATGGTTGTCTTCCAAGCACTGACTTGGGAATCAAGAGATACCGAAGACGAACACTTGATTAGTATCTTTGGTAAAACCGAAGATGGTAAATCCGTCTGTCTTACCACCGCATTTACTCCTTATTTTTTTATCAAACTTCCAGGGAATATTACGAATCAGAAAATACAGAGAATTTATGACATCATCGATCAACAATGTAAAGATTCTGTGATGGCCTACTCTGTCATGAAGTCCAAAGATGTTTGGGGATTTCAAAATAATGAAGAGTTTGCATTCATGAAGGTGAACTTCAAACACCTTCAAGCTCGTCGTCTCGTGGATTCATTCTTGAGGAGACCCCTTGATAGGACACCTGAACTCTTTGATATTTTTGGAGTGAGGAATGTCAAAGTGTATGAATCAAACCTTGATCCAGTCCTGCGCCTGATGCATCGTACCGGAATCCAATCTACTGGGTGGCTGGATACTGGGGACAAATGTATTCGATCCCACCTCGCTCGTGTTGACCTGGATCTCTTCTGTAATGACTGGACAACCCTCAAACCCGTGGCGAGAGATGACATCGCACCATTTGTTGTGGCGTCAGTGGATATTGAATGTAATAGTTCCACTGGTAAGTTTCCCGACGCAAATATTCCTGGGGACGCCTGCTTCCAGATCGCAATCTCTCTGTGTAAGTTTGGTTCTGATGAGCCATATGACAAGACCTGTCTTTGCTACAAAAATACAGATCCCAACTTGGAAGGATCGACAATTTTGAGTTACCCAACTGAGAGAGAAATGTTGGAAGCTTTCCAAAAGTACCTTCACGAGAAGGATGTGGATATCATTACTGGCTGGAACATCTTTGGTTTTGATATGGAGTACATTTACAAGCGTGCTCAAATCAATAAGTGCCACTACGAGTTCTTCAACTTGGGCAAACTCAGGGATACCGAATCGGAACTTGTCATTAAGAAACTCTCGTCGAGTGCCCTGGGTGATAACCTTCTGAAGCTCCTCCCAATGAGCGGTCGTTTCATTTTCGATCTGTTCCATGAAATCAAGAAGGGATACAAGCTTGATAGCTATAAATTGGATAATGTATCTAAATTATACCTCGGGGATCAAAAGATTGATATGCCACCAAAAGAGATGTTTGCCCGTTTTGTTGAAGAAGATCCAGTTAAATTACGAGAAGTTGCCGAGTATTGTATTAAGGATACACTCCTTCCCCACAGACTTATGAAGAAGCTTTGTACATTGCTAAACTTGGTAGAGATGGCAAAGGCGACATGGGTACCGGTTCCATTCCTTGTTGAGCGTGGTCAGCAAATCAAGGTATTCTCCCAGCTCACAAAGAAGGCGAGGGAGTTGGGCTTCATGGTTCCAACTATTCGCTACGGTGCGATCCCCGAAGAACCTTATGAAGGTGCTACAGTTCTTGAAGCACAAAAAGGTGCGTACTATACACCAATCACAGCTCTCGATTTTGAGTCTCTGTATCCCAGTATCATGATGGCACACAACTTGTGCTATTCATCGTATGTCATGGATGAGAAGCGGTACGGTGCGGTGCCAGGAATTACCTATGAAACTTTCAAGATTGGTGACCGAACCTACAAGTTTGCCCAAGATGTACCAAGTCTCTTACCAGCAATTCTTTTGGAACTCAAGCAGTTTCGTAAGCAAGCCAAGAGGGACATGGCAGCGGCTACAGGTTTCATGAAAGAAGTCTACAACGGTAAACAGTTGGCTTACAAGATATCCATGAACTCAGTCTATGGGTTCACCGGTGCCGGCAAGGGTATCTTACCATGTGTTCCAATTGCCTCCACAACAACCTCAAAGGGTCGTGCGATGATTGAAGAGACCCGGAATTATGTTGAGAAGCACTTTCCGGGTGCAAAGGTAAGGTATGGCGATACGGACTCAGTTATGGTTGAGTTTGACGTGGGAGATCGCAAGGGTGAAGAAGCCATCGCTTACAGCTGGGAAGTGGGTGAGCGGGCCGCTGAAGAATGCTCAGCCCTCTTCAAGAAGCCAAACAATCTTGAATTGGAAAAGGTTTATTGGCCATATTTCTTGTACTCCAAAAAGAGATACGCCGCAAAGTTGTGGACTCAAGGGAAAGATGGAAAGATGCATATGGACTATATTGATGTGAAAGGTCTTCAATTGGTGAGACGAGACAACACACCCCATGTACGAGAGGTCTGTAAAGAGCTTCTAGATGTAGTTCTAACTTCGAGTGACACCGGTCCTCCCAAAGAACTTGCCAAAGAGAGAGCCATTGAGCTTCTCTCTGGGGATGTCCCAAATGAAAAGCTTGTTTTGAGTCAATCCCTTTCTGACACGTACAAGGTTTCTGGTAAGAATGTTTCGGTAACGAGTTCTGAGAGTGTCAATATCAATCAATCGCATGTTCAAGTTGTCAATAAGATGCGCCAAAGAAAGCCTGGTTCCGAGCCACAATCTGGGGATCGAGTGCCATACCTGCTCACAAAGACCCAAGATCCCAAAGCTAAGGCGTACGAAAAAGCCGAAGATCCAAAATATGTAGAAGAGCATGGTGTACCTGTTGATTATCACTATTATTTCCTTAACAAATTCCTAAACCCTGTGTGCGATCTTTTGGACCCATTATATGAGAATGTGAAAGAGGAAATCTTTGGTGAGATTATTGCTCAACACAAACCACCACCAAAAAAGAGGGTGAGTAGTGGACCGTCCTTGAGTGCAATGAAAAAGAGTGAACTTATTGAAGAATGTAAACGACTTGGTTTGGACGAAGGTGGTAAGGTTGCTGAATTGAGGGAAAGACTTAAAGCTGCGAGAGTTGTAAAAGAAGAAACTGTTGAAGACTTATTTAAAAACTACGAGCAAGATATAAGTAAGTAAATTATGAGCTTTCAAGAGAAGATTACCCTAATTTTTGAGGAAGAACTTAACGATAGAGTGAATTCTATCATTACGGAGTATGCCGAAACCATTTCAAAAAAACATGGTATACCACTCGAACAAGTCTTGAAATACATACCAGAAAATTACACAAGTAACATTTGTAGAGGTACAAAGTCCAATGGTAGCAGGTGTACTTTTAGATCAATCTGTGATGGATACTGTCGACATCATGCATCGCAAGGCGAGCGTATGACTAAACGTTCATTTTCAAACTCAAGTCTTCATAATCATGGACCTGAAAAAATGTTTGTAAAGGGATGCCCGGGTTGTGAATCTTCAAACGGGCTTATAGATTTGGGGGTCTAATATTGTAATGAGCAAAAACGATATTCTACTAACATCCATTAACAATTTTTACAATGAAGAGAGGAATAGATCTACACTACTAACTATACTGGACAAATCAAGCGGTATTTCTCTCCGCAACTTAGAGTGGTTTATCACAAACTATGCAAAAAAGAATCACACGGCATATCAAACATGTGATGGAAAACTATTTACTGTTCATTGTGCTTACAAGTCAAGTCTCAATGGATACAGCAAACAATTATTTGATCCTTTCTGTAGATCCCAAAAGTTTGCTTATGTAATTCCAGGTACATCTCATGAAATTCAAACCACTTTGGCACAATTGAACTTCATCAAATGGTGTATTAAGAATAATATCATTGATTATATCAGCGATAATAAGGAACGACTTTTTAGTAAGCAAGTGACATAAATCCCCTATCAAATACAAATGTTTGATAACCGGTATAGTACATATTGAGAGAGAATGTTTCTGTCTCTACATCAATAATAGAAGTGTCCAATTTTACTTCGATATTAGTCTTTTCAGATTGTATCTGACTAAAATCCAAGTTTCCCGATGGTTCCACATTAATCGGATTCAACGAGAAACTATATGTGTAAATGTTCCTAATTGGTCTTGCTAACCTCTTTTGGAATGGAACGACATACTTGAAATAAGTGTGATCAGTCTTTGTCACATTAGGAAGTTTATTACCATTTATGTAAAAACTTGCTTCGGACATGAGAGGATAAAAAAATGTGTTTTCACCCGCAAAATCTAGTGCAGACGAAAAGTTAAATCTGTTGTGAACATAGTACAAGTCTTCGTCTGTTTCGCCCACTTCTTTCACGAGACTTTCATCTTCAAAAATTGTATTTCTCAGAAACCAATGGATACATTTCACTGGAATGTTTGGAACCAGGTTATTCTTTATAACGTCTCTATTTAAATCACTAACAATCGATGGATGTTTTCTCACTAGATCTGTGACGAGTGTTTGTCTTTCACTCGCCAAAAACTTTCTTTCTTCGGGGCTTACCGTGATTTCTTCTGTTACAATGTTGAATGAAGAGAGGGTGAGAGTATCTGTTGTATCTGTGAAGAATGTTTGTTTATGGAACTCAAATTCAAATTCAATTTTTTGTCGATAAATGGCACACACTGGAAAATATGGACGATTTGGTTTATTTGAATCATACTCGTCACTTGCGAACTTTCTAGAAAAGAAAAAGTGAAGTGGTATTACCAAATCAGAGTCATACTGCGCCTTTGTTTTATACGCGGGTAAAGTGGCGTCATCAAAACCAAGGTTTCTATTTACAAGAAATCTATTTGCTACTTTTTCTGACATTTCTAAATAAAGTTCGTCATAGATAATTCCCCAGTCATCATGAATTTTCTCAACTTCTATGTCATCGACATACATTGTCACACTTTTTAGAATGTGTCTACCAAGTTGATCCGCGTAGTTACCATCTGATATACCCGGCATAGTTATACTCAACCACATATTACTCAAAAGATCTCCCATATTTCGGGGATTAAACTCAACTTTGATCGTTTTATCGAATGGCCACGACGCCGCCGCATTACCCGGTTTTACCACATTTTTACTCCTGTGATACTTTCTAAAGTCAGAATGTCTCCGATCAGTGGTATAATTAAAGAAGGATTCGTCTGGATCTTTGGAAAGCAAATAGGTGTCTTGCTTTCCAATAGCTTTGAGCGAAATTTTCGCAGCTTCACCCATACCTACTATTGTTTACATATTTTTAATATCCATTTTCCACATGTCAATGTGAGAAGTACCCTTCATAACTTCAAGTTCTTCCTTCGCTTGTTTTGATTCTTTGAGGAGTTCTCGTACACATTCCTCGGTGTACTGGACAGTCTTGATATTGAGGAGATAGTCAAAGTTTCCATTGATTTTGGGGAAGATACCAGCCAATTGTCGCTCAAGGTCATCTTTCTTTCTCTTGAAGACTACGATCTGTCCCTCGATGACCATTGTGACAAACTTTGATTTGTATCCACACATCTTGGATCTCACTTCAAGCACTTTGATCAGGTGTTCTTTCCTCTTATTGTAATGTTCAAGACGAAGATCCACAAAGTCTTTGAGAATCTCTTCGGGACTTGAGTACTTGTAGATACCCTTCACTGGGTGAAACAAATGCATGTTGGATGTATGGAATGACTTTCTCAACTTGAGGTCCTTCACGAGATCTTTCCCATTGTAACCCATAATTTCAAAGTCAACATCTTCGGTCGTTGAATTGTTTGTGAATCCCGAGATGACTTTCTTTTCCACGAGACCGTCAAGATACTCTTTGTAGTCTTGAGTCCAACGACCTGGTGGTAACTCAGTGACTTTGAGTCTTGATCCGGTATCTCTCCAAACACCTTCTGTGATCCAAGTGCCATCTTCCTTGAAAACTTTACCCTTGAAACCCCTAAACCATGGAGTCATCTCTTTGAAGTCGAGGCCGCTCAAAGCTCTTCCAATATTTTCCTTGATGTCCTTGGGATTGAATGGTGGAACATAGCAACTGAAACCCGTACCGATACCTTCCGTTCCATTCACAAGAACCATTGGCAAAGTTGGCATGTAAAAGTCTGGTTCAATGGAACGACCGTCATCGTCGAGATAGTTGAGAACTGGATCATCCCGGGGATCAAAGATCTTGCGAGCCTCCTTGGTTAACTTTGTGAAAATGTACCTCGTTTGAGACGCATCCTTACCACCCATGAGACGAGTACCAAATTGACCACATGGCTCGAGAAGGTTGATATTGTTTGAGCCTGTGTAGTCATTCGCCAACTTGACAATTGTGTCCGCGAGGGAGACTTCACCGTGATGGTACGCCGACTTGTCCGCAACATATGCCGCCAATTGTGCCACCTTCATTTCATCTTTGAGATTCTTGTGGAAGCATGCGTACATGACCTTCCTCTGTGAAGGCTTGAGACCATCTGCCATGTGCGCGATAGAACGCTTCAAGTCTGCCAAGCTGAAATTGACCAAGTCTTTGCGGACAAAATGTGTGATGCTCAAGTTCTTGACTGAACCATATGGAACTTCCAACTCTTTGGGGTCTTTCGCTGTACTTTCCAAGAGCCACGACTTTCTGTCATCCGCCTTCTTCTTGTCAAACGCGAGAACAATGGATTTGTCCGTCATAATATCCATGTCAAACTTCACAGTCAAGTCCTGAATCTTCTTGAAGTACTCTCGGGCTTCGGCCGAGGTTGAAGTACCCAAACCCTTGTAGTACTTGATTTTCCACCCAGGTTGTCCATTACCATACCAAGCTCTGAAAGCTGAGTCGGTATAGAAAGACTTTGATTGACCACCCTTTGAAGCCTTAATAATTGGTGTGACCATTGAGACCACAAAACCCAATTTGAGGAGACTGGGCCAAAAGTAGTGAATCATGTTGAGAATGAGACCCTTGATGTGTGAACCATCATTATCCGCATCGGTCATAATCATGAGGCGACCATAGCGAAGTTCAGAAACATCTTGATAATCCTTGCCTTGTTGAAGACCGAGGATCTTCTTGAGATCATTGAACTCCTGGTTTGATGTGAGTTGAGTGACCGAAGCATCTCGAACATTTTTACATTTACCACGGAGTGGGAAGACGCCATAGTGATCACGACCAACCACCGAAAGTCCCGCAACGGCGAGAGTCTTTGCCGAATCACCCTCCGTGACGATGAGTGTACATTTTCCAGATTGCGCTGTACCAGCCTTGTTTGCGTCGTCCAACTTGGGAATACCGGTAATTTTAGACTTTCGAGCACCATCCGTCTTCTTGAGTTCTTTCATCTCTTTGAATTTGGACAAAGCCGTGAGTTCATCGCTGATACCAGTCTTGAGAGCATTCTTCACAAAGTTTTTGGGTGGTTCAAACTTACTTCCAAAGTCTTGAGCCTTTGAAGTACATTCGGATTTGACCTGACTTGAGAAAGTTGGATTCTCAAGGGTCGCCTTCACAAAAATGTTGAAAGTATTCTTGACTTGTTGTGGCTTCAATTTGATCTTCTTTGCCATCTCATCGATGATACCAGATGCGAGATACGACGCCACATGATCCACGTGTGTACCACCCTTGGTCGTACAAATACCATTCACGAACGACACTTGTTCAAGTCCATTTTCTGAAGGACCAATACACACCGACCAGCGATCCGTGGTGACCGAACATACATCCGTCACACCTTCGTGCATTTTGGCATACGCTTCAAAAGAAGTCTTGGGGAGTGCTTCACCTTGAAACTTAACCTTACAGTTGGGGGTTGTACAGATGTTTGCGTCCCATACCCGCTTTTCAAAAATCTTGTAGATGTTGTTATCCATAGATTTCATACCAAATCTTTTCCAATCTGGAATAAAAGTAATTGAAACTGAAGAAGTTGAACCAGAATGTTTTGTAATTTTTGGAGGGTGGCACACGGTCATATTATTTTCCCACTTTTGACAGTATGTTTGTTTTGTCTCGTGATCCTTAATAACAACCAAAAACGCCGATGAGTAAATGTTTGTCAATTTGGCACCGTATCCATTTCGACCACCCACAATCCGCCTCTTATTGTCATCGTAGTTTGTACTCGTGAGAAGATGACCAAATGTGAGTTCTGGGTTCCACACACCTTCCTTCTCATGCATTTTAACACTGATACCGCCGAGAGGTCCATTGTTCTCGATGGTCACAGAACCAGTCTCCTTGTCTATCCTCGCCGAGATGCTCGTAACGTGTTTCGGATGTAATGAGTTGCGGTCAATCGCATTGACGAGGATTTCGTCAAAAATCTTAAGTAAAGCCGGTGAATAATTGATGCTCTTCTTCTTGAATTTGTTATCAGTCTTGTGATGAATCCAGTACGGTTCAGAACTGAGGTCCACTGGACCAACATAAGAATCCGGTCTTTTAAGGACATGTTCGATGTGTGTGAGCTTTTGAACACTCTCTCCCATCTTTCTTTAATTTTTATAGAGTCATCTCTTTACTTAGGTTTATTCTCTTCGAGAATCTTGTAAAAATTCTTGACCCATAGTTTCATTTCATGTCTACTAACAGAGTTGGTTTTAGGTACAATACTCTTGATAGCACCAATTTGTCTAAGAGCGTCAATTCGTGGATCGAATTTGATACTCCCCCTTTCGTAGCAACACGCACACACTCGAACATTATTCCAACTGTGAGTATTGTTATTTTCAAATGGTAGATTTGTTTCACGTAAATACTTGTCAAATAAACGAAGTTCCCATGAATGAGATGCCTTAAAATATGGATCAAGTGGTGCGAGGCACACGGCACAGACATACTCCCATTTTATTTTCATAGTTATATTTAGACATGTATCTTTATCTGATAGCTACAATTTTTGTACTTTATCTCATGATGAAAAATAAAACGCGTGGTATGAATAAGGCTATAGAAAAACTTATTAGACAGTCAGCCCGATACGCAGTGGCGGCACAACAGGATGCTTCGCCAGTTATTGCTGTGCTTCATGCTAACTATGCGGCGGCGTATTTCTACGCACTCAAAGAGTTTGCCACTGATTCACAAATCCATAACGCCACTGGAATTGATGTTAAGAAATTCAAAGAGCATGTCACAAATGTCCAAGATATGGTGACCAAGAAAACTTCTGCTAAATGTCCAGAGTTTGTTGGCGAAGTTGATATTTACTTGGCACAAATTGGTGGAGAGGCTGCTTAAAATTAAAACTCCGTAAAAGTGTATGGATGACTATGTCATCGTCCAAGATCCGAGGAATAACATAGTTTTAGGTGTGATTGAAAATCGTCAAGTCCCGGAGACAATCATAGAAATACATATTGAAGAGCGGGATGATGGAATTCATCACCAAAAGGTAATGTGTTTTGTAGTATCCTTTATAATTATTATGGTAGGTGGAACCATGCTTTTTTGATACCTAAGTCACCAAAGATTATCACAATTTCAAAGTCAAAAAATGGAAGTCGTTCGTGATACTATGTGGTCTACCTGCCTCGCCAATGCGGTGAAGATGTACCGCCTTCGTGAGCCAAATGAAAAGTGCTACCGCCTGGCAGACGCAACCTGGAAGTGTAAGATGGCCTACATCAAACACACAAACACAAAGAGAAACAGTTCAATTGTTGTTCTTGACGCGCCACCTAAAGAAATTACAGTCGAACAACGTACACAACACAAGATTTGTTGTGCCACTACAATGTCTGGTAAACCTTGTCGTTTCAAGGCGGTCTGTGGTGACTACTGCCGAAAGCACAAAGTGGCTTCAACGAGTATTGGAGACAAGGTGGATGTGAGTGACCTTCTTTCCAAATTAGACGGAATTAAAATCCAGTAGTATTATAAATGTCTTTCGATCAGGAGACCCTTAGACCTGTAATAATAGCGATGGCGCTCTACCTCGCCATAAACATTATTGTCCCCCGTATTTTGAAGAAGCCAACTGGTATCAAACCAATTGATGATCTTGTTATGACTATGATCGCGCAACAAGACTCTCTAATGAATGGCACTATTCTCATCGGCCTTGTCGTCCTCGGTACCAATTACATTCAAGAGGAACTCTTGTAAGATGTTCTTTTTTCCAACTAAATTTTTCGTGTGTTCGTGGTTCATATAGCGAAGTTTCTTATTATACACGGCTTCCATGAACTCCGCGAGTTGGTTCGGATTTGGCTTACCCCAAGTCATTCCCTTTTTGAAGAGGAAGTCGTCCCTCTCCAGCTCTTGAAGTTCACAGTCAATCGTGTATGGCGTCTTTACATACTCGGGTGCACCACCATAATTTGTGATTATGACAGGTTTGTCACGCAGCGCAGCCTCGACAGCACCCATACCAACTCCCTCTGAGTTTGAAAAACTCACATAGCAGTCGCAGCGATCGTGGAGTTTGTCCATTTCTTCGTCGGAGATGAGACCATTAATGACCTCAACATTTGGAAGTTTGAT